GACGCCATCGCCCGGCTGGATGCGCTGGACGCCGCCGACAGCCGGCACCAGCAGTCGCAGGGGCGCATCCGGTCGGAAATCGGGCGCCCTGCGCGCCTCAACGGCATGTCGCTGGCCGAGCTGCGCAAGCTGCGCGAGTTGGAGCGGATCCTGGCCAGCATCCCATCCCTCGGCGCGCAGACTTCCCTGCCGCTCGATGCCTGACCGCCTGCGCTACATCCCGCACCCGCTGGAGGCGCTGGCGGAAGCGGACGAGAAGCTGGATGCCCTGGCCGCGCTGGTGGGCGCGTGCGAGGATATTGGCATCGTGAACCGCGATGGCTTGGCGCTGCTGCTGACCCGCCTGGCGCATGACATCGAAGACGCGACCGAAGCGCTGCAAAGGCAGCAGCAACTTCCGGCTTGAGAGGGGGCTGAAGGGGGCCTTATGGTCCCCTTCAGAACCATGTCGGGGGCGGCCGGGCTGAACCGCGTCAGCCTGCGAATTGGCGGCCCGCTGCGGCAGGGTCCCAGCATGTCGCCGCCGATCCCCCTGCGCAAGCCCCCGTCTGGGCCGATCACCGCCGATCTGCTGCGCCGCCTTGGCGTCGCGGAGCCCATAGCCTGGGCCGCGCGCCTGGGGCCGCTTTGCGCCGAATACGAGATCACGCCCCCCCGCGCCCTGGCTGCCTTCCTGGCCAACACGCTGCATGAGACGGCGGGCTATGTGCGCCTGGTGGAAAGCCTGCGCTATTCGCCCAAGCGCCTGATGCAGGTCTGGCCCAAGCGGTTCCCGGACCTGGCCAGCACCGAAGGCTACGCCTGGAAGCCCGAGGCGCTGGCCGAGCATGTCTATGGGGGCCGCCTGGGCAACATCCATCCGGGCGACGCATGGCGCTACATCGGCCGGGGGCTGCTGCAGGTGACCGGCCGGGACAATTACGCCCGGCTGGAAATGATCACCGGCGAACCGCTGCTCGAAAATCCGCACCTGCTGGCCCTGCCGGACATGGCCGCGCGGTCCGCCGCCGCCTGGTGGCGCTGGGCCGGCTGCAGCGAAATCGCCGAGACGCAGGACATCGAGGCGGTGCGCCGCCGCGTCAATGGCGGCCTGGTCGGCCTGGCCCCCGTCGCCGGCCTGTATGACCGCGCCGTCCAGCTCCTAACCCAAGCCTAGAGGCCGCCCATGGACATCATCACCGGAGCAATCCTGGAATTCGTCGCCGCCCTGGTCCTTGGCCTCGCCGGCCTGGCGATCCGCCGGCTGGACGATTGGCTCAAGCTGCGTGCCGATGGCGAGGTGCGGGCGTACCTGACCGCCGCGCTGGATCGCGCGGTGGAGTATGCCCGCGCCGAGGCTGCGCGCCAGCCGCGCACCACCCCGGCGGCCGGGGCATCCACCAGCACCGCGATCGTCGCCGAGATCGCCCGGGACTATGTGCGGGCGCGCGTGCCGGATGCGCTGGCGCGGCTCGGCGTCGATACCGCCGGGCTGGATCAGTTGATCCGCGCGCGCCTGCCGAAGCCGCCGATCGTGGGGGGCTGAGCCATGGCCGACGGCAGCGACTGGGCGGCCGACATGGCCGAGCGCGAACGCCAGGCGCTGATCGCGCGCGCCCGGGCGGGCCTGCCGCCGCTTGCCGCCCCACGCCGCGGCGCGGTGTTCCAGGACGCGCCGCGCCCGGAAAGGCTTGAGGACGCGGGGCCATGAGCATCGACCTGACCCAGTATCAGGGCCTTGTCGTGTTCGGGCTTGGGCTGGCGCTGGCGGTGATGGGCGCGGCGCTGCGCGCGCATATCCTGGCGACGGTGGAGCAGCGCATGGCCGCCCTCTCATCCGCGCCCGGCCTGCATGCGCTGGACGAGAGGGTGGACACGCATGAGGCGCGGATCTCCAGCATCGAAACCGCCATGCGGCATCTGCCCACGGCCGAACAGATGCACAGCCTGACCCTGGTGGTGGCTGACCTGCGCGGCGAGGTCCGCGCGCTGGGCGTGGCCGTGACGGGCGTGGAAAAGACAGTCAACGCCACCTCGCGGCGGCTGGAACTGATCGACGAGCATCTGAAGCGGGGCGCGTGATGTCCTATTCCGATCTGTTGGCGCAGGATCGGCGCCTGTGCATCCTGCGCCTGCTGCTGGCGTCCCCCGGAGGCGCAGGCAATGAGGCGCTGCTGCACGCGGCGCTGCCGGACCTGGGGCACACGCCCAGCTCTGATCAGATCCGGGTGGATCTGGCCTGGTTGGCGGAACAGGGCCTGCTGTCCATGCGGGAGACGCATGGCCTGGTTGTGGTCAACCTGACCGGACGCGGCCAGGATGTTGGCGAGGGGCGGGCCGCCGTGCCTGGCGTCAAGCGGCCGCGGCTGGGCGGCTGAGATGCCGCGGAAATCCTCCATCGTCATCATCGACCCTCGGCTGAAGGCGGCGATCGACGCCGCCATCACCGAAGGCCGCGCCACCATCGACGACATCGTGCAGATGGTGCGCGGCATGGGCGGCGATGTCAGCCGCAGCGCGGTGGGCAGGTACAAGAAGTCGATGGAGCAGCGGCTGGAGGAATTCAGGGAAAGCCAGGCCATCGCCGCCGAGTGGATGGTGCAGCTGAAGGCGGCGCCGGATAGCGATATCGGCCGCATGCTGGGCGAGCTGCTGAAGGTGATCGCGCACCGCACCCAGATGGACATGATGGAAAGCGGCGCCGACGCCAAGGAAATCGCCCTTCTGGCGCGCGCCATCGGCGATCTGGCCCGGACGGACAAGCTGAAGCTGGAGCTGGAAAAGAAGGCGCGCGAGGCCGCGCTGGCCGCCGCCGCCGATCAGGCCGAGCGCAGCGCCACCGAAGCCGGCCTGTCGGCCGAGCGGGCCGCACAGATCCGCCGCGACGTGCTGGGGCTGCGCCCGGCCGCGGCCGCGCCGCAGGGCTGATCCGTGAGCGTGTCACCCGCTGACCTGGATGGGCTGCTGGCCCCGTCCACCCTCCCGCCGGCGCATGATCCGCTGGCCGCGGGCATCCTGATGCGACATCAGAGGGATTGGCTTGAAGACGCTTCGCCCATGAAGTTGTGCGCCAAGGGACGCCGCACCGGCATCACCTACGCCGAGGCGCTGGACGACACCATCATCGCCAGCACGTCGCGCAGCGGCGGCGGCGACAATGTCTTCTACATCGGCGACACCAAGGAAAAGGGGCTGGAGTTCATCCGGTACGTCGCCCACTTCGCGCGCGTGGTGGCCAAGGAACTCCTGGCGGTCGAGGAGTTCATGTTCGAGGACCAGCGCGACGATGGCGACAGCAAGCACATCGCGGCCTATCGCGTGCGCTTCGCCAGCGGCTTCCAGGTGGTGGCGCTGTCCAGCCGGCCGGCCAACATCCGCGGCCTGCAGGGTGTGGTGGTGATCGACGAGGCGGCTTTCCACAAGGATGTCGGCCTGGTGCTGGATGCGGTGAACGCGCTGCTGATCTGGGGCGGCCGCATCCGCGTGATCAGCACCCATAACGGCCAGGACAACCCGTTCAACGCCATGATCCTGGACACCGCCAAGGGGCTCTACGACTACAGCATCCACACCATTCCCTTCAGCGCGGCCGTGGCCAACGGGCTCTATGAGCGCGTCTGCCTGATGCGCGGCTGGCAGCCCACGCCAGCCGGCAAGGCGGAATGGCTGGACCGCATCCACCGCGCCTATGGCCCGCGGCACGAAGCACGCCAGGAGGAGCTGGAGGCGATCCCGCGCCGTTCCTCGGGCGCCTACATCCCGACCGCCCTGGCCCGCCGCGCGGCGGAGCCCGGCATCCCGGTGGTTCGCTGGTCGCAGGGCGAGGGGTGGTACCTGGACGACACGCGCATGGCCCAGGCGCGGGTGTGGTTCGACACGCATGTCCGGCCTCTGCTGCGCGGCCTGGACCCTGGCCGCCGCCACACATTCGGCCAGGATTTCGGGCGCGATGGCGACCTGTCGGACATCGCGGTTCTGGAAGAAACCGGGCCCGCCGCTTGGCGCACCGCCTTCGTGCTGGAGCTGCGCCGCATTCCCTTCGACGTGCAGCAGTTTGTGCTGTTCGAGTTGCTGGAGGGGCTGACCCGCTGGCGCGGCGCGCTGGATGCGCGCGGCAATGGCCAGTCCCATGCCGAGGCCGCGCAGCAGCGGTTTGGTGCGACGCGGGTCGAATGCGTGAAGGCCACCGTCGCCTGGTATGCGGCTGCGTTCCCCGAGTATCGCGCGGCACTTGAGGACCGATCCCTGATCCTGCCGGCGGATGAGGACATCATCGCCGACCACCGCGCGGCGGTGCTGGTGAATGGCCTGCCCACCATGGGTGACGCCCGCTACAATGGCAGCGATGGCGAGCAGCGGCACGGCGACAGCCTGGTGGCGCTGCTGCTGGCGCATCGCGCCACACTGACCGCGCCCGTCGACATCGCATTCCGCTCACTGGGTCAGCCGCGTGCCGCCATCCGCGCCGCTGCCGGGTTTCGCGCCGCCATGGAGGGCTGAACCATGTCCGACAGCACCGATCCGGGCCGCCGCCCAGCAGCGCCGCCGCCGCGGGAGATCGCCAGCATCGCCAGCGACCCGAACCGCTGGTTCTACGGCGATCGCTTCCCCCTGTCGGACCCGATCCTGACCACGCGCGGCGCGGGCAAGGGCCTGGCGCTGTATGATGAGCTGGAGCGCGACCCGCAGGTGAGCTGCGAGCTGGGCAAGCGGCGGATGGCGCTGCTGGGGCGCGAATGGTCGGTCGAAGCTGGCGCAGACGACGCGCGCGCGGCGGCGGCGCGCGACCTGGTCAAGCGCGCGCTTGACGGCGCGCGGTTCAACCAGGGGGTCGAAAAGCTGCTGGACGCCCTGATGAAGGGGCTGGCGGTGGTGGAGGTCATGTGGCAGCGCCGCGGCGCCGAGATCCTGCCGCTTGAACTGCGCGGCCGAGACCCGCGCCGCTTTGCCTGGCATGTCCCGGCCGAGGGTGAGCCGGAGCTGCGGCTGCTGTCGCGCGCGCACCCTATGGATGGCGTGCCGGTGCCGGCGCGCAAGTTCGTGGTGCACCGCTTCGGGGCGAGGTACGAGGACCCTTGGGGCCTTGGCCTCGGCAGCCGCCTGTTCTGGCCGGTGTATTTCAAGCGGCAGGGGATTGGCTTCTGGCTGTCGGCGCTCGAGAAGTTCGGCCAGCCCACGGCGCTGGGCCGCTATCCGGCCGGCGCTTCGGAGACCGAGCAGGACAAGCTGCTGGCGGCGCTGCAGGCGATCGCCAGCGAAGCCGGCGTGATCGTGCCGGACGGCATGGTGGTGGAGCTGGTGGAGGCCAAGCGCGCCGGCACCTTCGAGGCATATGAAAGCCTGGCCCGCTACATGGATGAGGACATCAGCAAGGTGATCCTCGGCCAGACGCTGACCACCAGCGCCGGCGCCGCCGGCAGCCGCGCCTTGGGCCAGGTGCATAACGAGGTCCGGCTGGAGATTTCCAAGGGCGACGCGGACCTGCTGTCGGACGCGCTGAACAGCAGCCTAGTCACATGGATCGTGGACCTGAACCTGCCCGGCTATGCCTCCTCCGGCCTGCCCTACCCGCGCGTCTGGTGGGACCTGAGCGAGCCCGAGGATCTGGTGGCCCGAGCAGGCCGCGACGAGAAGGTGCGCGCGCTCGGCTACCGCCCCACCGAGGAGTACATCCGCGACACCTATGGCGAGGGCTGGGAGGCCGAGCCGCGCCCCGGCTTGCCGCCCCGGGCCGATCTGCCGGCGCTGTTCGCCGAGGCCGGGCGGCGAAGCCGCGCCGGGCAGGGCGCCATGGTGCCTGAGCTGGCACTGGCCGAGCAGCTGGCCCCGGCGGCCGGACGCCACACGGACGTCTGGCTGGACGAACTGCGGCGCGCGGTGGATGAGGTCGCCGACCGTGGCGGCACGCTGCAGGACGTGGCCGACGCCATGCTGCGGCTGTATCCCGCCCTGGCGACCGATGGGCTGGCGGAGGTGATGGCGCAGGCCTTGGCGGTGGCGCATCTCGCCGGCCGGTCGGAAATCGCTGACGGGCTGCGCTGATGTCGGGCAGCGTTGCGCCTGCCGTGAATGGTGGCGTGCCCTTCACCGAGCAGGCCGAAGCGCTGCGCCAGCGCCTCGGCACGCTGCTGCCCAGCGACCGATGGACGGACACGCTGGGCGAGATCAACAATTGGGGCTTCGCGGTGGCTGGCGCCAAGAAGGACAGCCTGTTGCAGTCGCTGGGCCAGGCGCTGCTGGAGACGCAGGCCGATGGCCGCGATGCGCGGCACTTCCAGCGCCAGTTCGCCGCCATCGTGGCGCGGGAGGGATGGAGCTATCGCGGCCCGATCGGCTGGCGCGCGCGCGTGATCTTCGAGACCAACCTCGGCCAGTCGCGGGAGGCCGGGAAGTGGCGGCAGATTGCCGAGGCCGAGCGCGATGGCCGCGACTTCTGGGTCCGCTATGTCGCCACGATGGATTCGGCAACCCGCCCCCAGCACGCCGCGTGGAATGGCGTGACGCTGCGCGCCAGCGATCGCTGGTGGCGGACCCATGCGCCGAAGAACGGCTGGGGCTGTCGCTGCACCGTGCTGCTGGTCTCGCCGGGCATGCTTCGCCGCGAGGGCTGGACCGTGTCCGAGCAGGCGCCGGAGGTGGAATGGGAGATCCGCACGGTGAACACCGCCGGCGGGCCGCAGACCGTGCGCGTGCCGAAGGGCATCGATACCGGCTTCGGGCATAACCCGGGGCAGCGTGCGTTGGACGGCGTGATCCCGCGGCCGCTTGGCGAGCATCCGCTGGTAACGCTGGACGACATGACCGGCGGCGACCAGGCGGCGCTGCCGCGCATTCTCGGCGGAACCTCGCCGAAGCCACCGCTGCCGGATGCGCGGCCGATGGCGCCTGGCCGCATCCTGCCGGGCGATCTGCGGCCGGAGGAGTATGTGCGGCGGTTCCTGGCCGAGTTCGGCGCCACGCGCGAGCAGCCTGCCGTATTCCGCGACGTGATCGGCGGCAGCCTGGCCATCGGCCAGGCGCTGTTCGAGGTGTTTCCCGGCGGCCCGCTGAAGGTAACCAAGAGCGGTCGCGCGCCGACCATCCTGCTGGCGGCCGACGCCATACGCGACCCTGACGAGATATGGGCGATGCTGGAGGTGACTGAGGGCCGGGACGGCAAGCCGCGCGTGCGCCTGGTACGTCACTACATCGCGCGCTTCGTATCCACCGACCGGCTGCGCAGTGGTTTTGCTGTCTTCCGGCTGGTAGGCGACGCCTGGGAGGGCCTGACCGCCTATGAGCCCAGCGCCGATCGCGCAAGTCAGGATCCGATGGACAGGGCGCTCGAGCGGAGGCGCCAGGGGATCCTGATCTATCGGCGAGGCGAGTAGGTTGGGGGGGGGAACGGTGATCGCCACCGGGCCCCGGCTGAACGCATTCCATGCAGGCGATCCGCAGTCGTTCAGCGGACTCTGCATAGCGCAGTCCCGACCGCTTTGCCAGCGTCGCGCGCCGCGCTTCCTCCAAACACCCGAATAAGAGCGATAAGAGGCGACTAAGAGCCGGCTCAGGCGGGCGATCCGATGCAGAGGTGCCGCCGCGGGGGGAACGCCCTGTGCGGGCTTCTGTCGCGGTTCTCGTCGGGGGGGCGGGGCTGACGGCCATCAGCCTGATCGCTGTCCCCGCGCCCGCATAATTTGCCTGCCAGGACGCGCGACCGCAAGCGTCCAGGAGAGAGCCCCTGGTGCAGCCCATCGAGATCTTCCGGCCGGGCCGCCACACCGACATGGGTGGCGCGACCATCGCCTTCACCGACGCCGACCTGGCTGCGATGGCCGTGGCCTATGATCCGGCGCTGCATGAGGCGCCGATCGTGGTAGGCCACCCGGCTTCCGACGCCCCAGCCTATGGCTGGGTGGCGGGCCTTGAGGTGGCGGATGGGCGGCTGCGCGCCAGCGCGCGCCAGGTCGATGGCGCCTTCGCCGAGATGGTGCGGCAGGGTCGATACGCGAAGGTCAGCGCCAGCTTCTACCGCCCCGATGCCGCCGCCAACCCCAAGCCCGGCGTCTGGTACCTGCGCCATGTCGGCTTCCTGGGCGCGCAGCCGCCGGCCGTGAAGGGCCTCCGCCCGGTCCATTTCTCCGCCGCCGATGATGGCGTGGTGGAGTTCGCTGATGGGTGGACCGTGAGCTTGGTGGCCCGCCTGTTCCGCGGCCTGCGCGACCTGATGATCGGCCAGGTCGGGCAAGACCGCGCGGATGCCGCGCTGCCCGCCGATCAGATCGAGATGCTGGCCGAGCAGGCCGCCATCGAGCGTGTGCGCGAAGCGCCCGCCTACACCGAACCGCAGGAGGTGCCCCGGGTGGCCACCAACGACGACGATGCCGCGCGCGCGCGGCTGGAGCAGGAGCAAGCCCGGATCGCCGGGATGGAGGCCGAGCTGCTGCGCCTGCGCGCCCAGTCCGCGGCCTTCGCCGAGCGCGAGGCGCAGGCGCGCGCGGCGGAGGATGCCGCATTCCTGGAGCGGCTGCAGGCCGAGGGCCGCATGCTGCCTGCCCATGCGCCGCTGGCCGCACGCCTGTTGGCTCGGCTCGATGCGGTGGAGGCGGTCAGCTTTGCGGAAGGACGCGCGCCCGAGACCGAGCGCGATGCGCTGCGCGCGCTGCTGGCCGCCGCGCCGCCCGTGGTGACCTACGCCGAAGTGGCGGGTGCGGGTGGTGCCGTTGCGCTCCGCGAGGGTGCCAGCGGTGAGGAAATCGCCGCAGCCTCCGTCGCGTTCCAGGAAGCCGAAAGGGCCCGCGGCGTTGTTGTGTCGACCATCGAGGCCATCCGGGCCGTGACGGGAAGGAGCAATTCATGAACATTCTGACGCGGCCTTTCAATGCGAGCGGGCCGATCGCCGAGCGGCATGTCGTCGAGTGGATCAATGGCAACGGCGTCTCCGTGCGTGAGGCCACCGGCGCTGGCGCGCTGCTGGTGGGCGTATGCGTGCAGCCCGGTGGGGCGGCCACGCAGCAGCGGGTGGATATCCAGATGCTGGGCGTAGCCTTGGTCGAGGCCGGTGCTGCCTTCCCCATCGGCTCGGTCTTGACCGCCAGCAGCGACGGACGCGCCATCGCCGCCGCGCCGCTGGCGGGTGCCAGCCAGCAGGTTCTGGGCGTGGCGCTGCGGGATGCGGCCGCCGCCGGCGACTTCGTGGATGTCCTGCTGGGGCGCGGCGCCATCACCGGCCAATCCTCGCAGTTTCCGGCCGGTGGCACCGTGACGGCGAACCGGGTGGTGAAGTTCCACTCGACGGCTGGCCAGGTGGTGCATGCCGCGGGGGCGACCGAAGCCTCGATCGGCATCGCGCTGAACGGCGGCGCCGCGGCGACGACCATCTTCGTCCAGCATCATGGGACGGCACTGGCGACCGCCGGCGCCGCGATCACCGAAGGCGCGCTCCTGACCGCCGACAGCGCCGGGCGGGTGGTCACGGCGGCGCCCTCTGCCGGCGTGAACAACCGGCTTATCGGCATCGCGCTCAGCAGCGCCGCCGCCGCCAACGACACCATCACGATCGCGATCGAGCCCGGCTCGATGCAGGGAGCCTGATAGCCATGGCCAACGCGCCTTTTCCGATCCAGCCGACGCTGACCGCGGTCGCGATCCGCTACAGCAACCGCGACCTGATCGCCGACCAGGTCTCGCCGCGCGTGCCGGTTTCCACCCAGGAGTTCCGGTATCTGCGGTACACGGCGGCGGAGGGGTTCACGGTCCCCGACACCAGGGTGGGGCGAAAGAGCCACCCGAAGGAGGTCGAGTTCTCGGCGGAGGAGGTCGCGGCGTCGACCGATGATTTCGGTCTCGACGACGTGGTCCCCCAGGCCGACATCGACAATGCGCCGGCCAACTTCGACCCGCTGGCGCGCGCGACCGAGGGTGTCATGAACCTGGTGCTGCTGGACCGCGAGCAGCGTGTGGCGGACCTCGTGTTCGGCCTGAACACCTACGCAACCGCCAACCGCGTCACGCTGAGCGGGACGGCGCAATGGTCCGACTACTCGGTCTCCAACCCGCTGGATGCGATCATGAAGGCGCGCGACAGCATGTTGATGCCGGGCAACGTGCTGGTGCTGGGCCAGGCCACCTGGACCGCCATGCGCCAGCATACGCGCGTGGTGCAGGCGGTGTATGGCACCGCCCAGACGTCCGGCATCATCACGCGAGAGCAGCTGGCCGCCGCGCTGGAAATCGACGAGGTGCTGGTCGGCCGCGGGCTGAGCAACACGGCGCGCCCGGGCCGCGAGGCTGTCTACAGTCCGGTGTGGGGCAAGCATGCCGCGCTGATCCGGCGCGACACCAGCCCTGCCGGGCCCAACCGCATGCCGACCTTCTGCTGGACGGCGCAGTTCGGAAGTCGCGTCGCCGGATCGATGCCGGAGCCGAAGGCGGGTCTGCGCGGCGGCGTGCGCGTGCGCGCGGGCGAAAGCGTCAAGGAAGTGATCTCGGCCAACACCCTGGGCTACTTCTGGCAGAACGCGGTCGCCTGATGCCGCGCGTGACCCAGCGCGCCGAGGGTCCGGTGGTGGCCAGCGCAGCGGCCCCCATCATGGTGGCGGTGCGGGCGCTGTCGCCGATCCATGCCGACCGGCGCTATGAGGCGGGCGAGACGCTGATGTTGACGCCGATCGAGGCGGCGGCGCTGCTCGGCGCCGGTGTGGCGGCCGCGGCCTGAGATGGCCTACGCAACTCTCCAGGATATGGCCACGCGGTTCGGCGCGGAGGAGCTGACCCAGCTGACCGACCGCGCCAACGTGGACGCCATCGACAGCGCGCCTGTCAACGCAGCGCTGGGCGATGCCGATGCGCTGATCGACGGGTATCTGGCGCAGCGTTACGCCGTGCCGGTGGTGCCCACGCCGCCCATGCTGCGACGCCTGGCCTGCGACATCACCCGGTTCCTGTTGAGCGGGGAGGCCGCCAGCCAAGCCGTTCGGTCCGCCTATGAGGAAGCGCTGGCGCAGCTGCGCGACCTGTCGGCGGGGCGTGCGGCCCTGCCCGGTGCGGCCGCCGCCGCGCCCGGCGCCACGCCCGCCGCTGGCGGCGCGGGGCGCGTCCAGGTGGCCGCGGCCGCCCGCCGCTTGGACAGCGCATCCCTATCGGACTATCTGGCGTGACTGGCACGCGCATCGAAACCCGGCTGGATGATGCCGCCGTCCAGGCGGCCTTCCGCCGACTGATCGCGCTGGCGTCAGACCCGGCGCCGACCCTGCGCGAGATCGGCCAGAACCTGGTGGAGATGCGCCGCGCACGCTTCATCCGGGGCCAGGGGCCGAACCGCGTGCCCTGGCGGCCGAAGCAGCCGCGCCGCGATGGCAAGGACCTACCTCTGCTGGTCAGTGGCCGCCTGCGCGACAGCCTGGCCGTGGCGGTCGACGGCAACACGGTGCTGGTCGGCACCGACCTGCCCTATGCCGCCATCCACGAATTCGGCGGCGAAATCCGGCAGTATGCCTACAGCCGCAAGGTGGCGTTCCGCAGCGTGGGCGGGCGTTCGCTGTTCGCGCGGTCGCGCGGGAAGGGCGCGCACAAGAAGGTGACCCTGCGCGCGGTCACCTACGGCGAGCGTCTGCTGCGCATCCCTGCGCGCCCGTTTCTCGGCGCGGATGATGAAGATCGCGATGAAATCCAGGATGTGGTCGCGCGGCACATCGCGCGCATCAGTGGGGGCGGTGCATGATCCTGCAGCAGGTGATCGCCCGGCTGTCGGCCCAGGCCATGCCGCCACTGCGCCTGGTCGAGGGCCTGGCCGAGTTCGACGCGCTGGCCGCTCCGCCGCCCGATGCCCGGCTACCCGCAGCCTATGTCCTGCCAGGCGTGACGCAGGGTGGGGCGAACAGCCTCGCCACCGGCTTCCGCCAGAGGCTTGAGGAGCCTTTCAGCGTCATCATCCTGCATCGCAACCGCCGCGACCCGCGCGGTGCGGCCGCATCGGTGGACCTGACGCGGGACCTGATCCCCGCGGTGCGCCGCGCGTTGATCGCGTGGCAGGCGTCGGAGGATTGGGACCCGGTCGAGATCCGGCTCGGCCGTCTGATCGACAGCGAAGATGGCGTGCTGGCCTGGCGCGAGGACTACACGACCACCACCCACCACCGGGCGTGAGGGAGACCAGCATGGAGCGGGGCGGCAGCTACATCATCGG